GGAACTTCTGAAAAAGAAATTTCAAAAGCTATTGATTTAGAAAATGCTGCAAAAATAGCTGGCATTAAATTATTGCCTGGTGAAACTTTTAAAGATAACAAAATGATTGCACAAATCACAGAAGATGTTTTAAAGTCTGATTTAGGTTCTGCTTATATATATCAAGCCATAAAAAATAGACCTAAAAAAGTAGAAGATTTAGTAGAAAAACAAGCTAATAAAATTTCTTCATTACCAGAAAGTCAAAGAGCTATTTTTAAAATGATTGGTGATACTGCAAAAACCACTGTTAAACAAGCAAGAAAAACAAGAACCAATAAAGCTCAAGAAGCTGGTTATAAAATTGCGGATACAGAAACTTTGCCGCCAGAAACAGTATTAGATATTATTGATGGGATTGATTCTATTTCTGTTCCCCTAAATAGCCCGAGCGCAAGTAAATTACAAAACATAAAAGACCAATTAACCAAAGAAGTAATTAGAGACAAAAAAACAAAAGAAATTATAGAGATCATTCCAGAAACAAATATTAATAATTTGAGTTCTACTTATAAACAATACAAAAAAGAAGTAGACGCTTCAAATAAAGAATTAGTCACTGGAGGAGAAAGGTTTGTTATAGAAGATTTAAGACCAAAACTTTACAATGTAGATGAGACTGGCGCATTAGATTTACTGGGTAGTGCGCTAAATACTAACCCAGCATACAAGGCTGGTAATGAAAAATTTGCTGAACTTTCAGATAGTTTGGTTAAGGTTGTTGAGGCAAATGTTTTGCCTTTATCAAAGAAAAAAATAAATTTAACCAAAATAGAAAATTTTGTTTTTAATCCCAAACAAGCAAATAAAAAGGATATTAACGACACACTATCTACTTTAAACAAAACAAATCCACAAGCTACTATAGAAATAGCAAATGTCTACTTTAGAAATGCCATTAATAATTCTTTTGGAATTAATAAACAAGGCGCTGATTTAAAGCAGGGTTTTAATTTGGTAAAAGCGGTAGCTGGAAAAAAGAAAGAAAGAGAAAACTTTTTAGCAGTAATTGATAATGTAGCAGATGCTCAAAATGTTAGCAGAAAAGACTTAAAAGTTGGTTTTGAAAATATGCTTAACATATTAGAAAGAACTGGAAGAATATCTAATATCAACAAACCTGGTTTTGATGTTCAGGGAATAGCAAAGCAAACTCTTGCAAAAGATTTGGCTATGGCAAAAACATTTAATCCTCTTGTAAGGCTTTCAACAAAATATAGCGAACTTAGGGCCAATAACGCGTTTGATAATCTTGGCAGAATCATGGCTAACCCAGAATCAACCAAGCTATTAGTTGAGCTTGGTAGAAAAAACCCCAGTTCTAAAGCAGCTGTAAACAAAACTATTCAAGCAATAAATATTATTTCTCCTTTTAGAGATCAGCAAGCAGAACAACCATATTCTTTTGGCAACACACAGGTGGCAATACCCGCCGAATAACCCATGCCCCAAGCAACAGAACGAGTTGGTCGTTTTGGTGAATATTTCGCAGCAGCAATACTCTCTCTGGTTTCTGACACAGTAACCATCGTTCCACACAACGCATCCGCAGACATCATCTTTGAACACAACCTAAAGCTGTATAAGTGCCAAGTTAAAACGCAATCTGCAATAGAAGAGTGCAGAGGTAATTGGCGGTTTGATATGCGTAAAGGCCAACACGCAAAACACAGACAATATAAAAATAATGAGATAGATGTGTTTGCTTTCGTAGCAGTACCGCACAGAAATGTGGTCTTTTCCAAACCCTTAGACCAAGCTCAACTAACCATCGTTGATGAACACATGAAGAACAATGATGCTGTTAAAAACATCAAAGACATATTAAAAGATCTGGACAAAAAAAACCCCTCATAAAGAGGGGCTTGTTGGTTTAGCTATTTTCAGGTTTATTGTCATGGCAAGGTGCTAGCCAATAATTCTTACCATTAGAGTTAACGCCAATGAGCTGAAATTTATCTTTCGCAAATGAAGCGTATAACACATTGTTGGTGCATTGAATTAAATCGTTTTCGGGAATGTCTGTAACATTCACCTCTTCACGCTCACACCATTTCCTTCCGCCAGGATTCATGCCATCCCAAACAGTCAGAATGGTATCCCCGACTTGCAGCTTTGGTTTCTCTTCAAGGTTTATTTTGTCCATGATATCGGTCTCTATATTATAATTTTCCATTATTTCTCTCCTGGGTTTCCCCTAAATTAATGGTTAACAATAACACATTATAACACACGAAACTACACAAGTCAAATGTCAATGATGCTATGTTTTGCGCAAGAGTGTTTAAAACGCCAGATGGCAGGGGTTTTTAGAGCTGCTTAAAGATTCTTAATATCAAATACAACTTCTTGATCCTTGTAATGCTTAACGGAGTTAATTCCTAATTGCAGGAAATACTCCGCTAAAGCTTGAGGATCTTTATTTTCCAATCCAGCTACATCTATCAAGGAACGCGCAATGTATCTGTTTACATAAACAGGCGTATTGTTGTTCCTCTCATTTAGAACTGGATCTTCAAAATCAAACAAGTTCATTGCTTTACTCCTAGACCTTTACCTCCTTAGAGTATTGGCCTAATTTATTACCCTCTCCGTCTACACCATGTACAAGCTGTAGTTCAAGGTCAATGTAATGCTTGGCTTTAAGTAAGTCTTCAATCTTATCAACCTTGTCTCTGGTAATAAGTTTTAATACATTACCCATTGACCATGACAATCCATTTGCGTAAATATACTCAATAGGTTGTATGCCATTGCCTTTATAATGATTGCCACCTACCTGGTTATTGATCGCAAGCATATCGATTGCTTGATCCCATTCCTCTGGCGTTGCATTATCTATACTCATATTCTTCTCCTTTTTTATAAATATATTTGCATATCATATAACTTTAGTGTAAATTTAACAACATTCAGATACAAAAAGGGAGTATTAGGAAATGACAGATACTAACGCGCAAGTGGATAGAGTATTTATTGACACGCAAGAATTAGCTAAACGCTGGGGCAAAAGCCCAAGAACACTAGAAAATTTACGCGGCAAAGATGAAGGCCCTAACTATTATAAGATCGGTGGTAAAGTTCTTTATGATCTATCAGAGATCAAGCAATTAGAAGAAAGCTCATACATTTCCAATGGCTCACGCAATATTTAGCCCTTCATCCTCAGATCGCTGGTTTAAATGTCCAGCGAGCGCGTACCTAAACTATTCAGCAGAATACAAGGTAGGCATCCCCGCGGCTACAGGAACACTTATCCATGAAATGTGCGAGATGCTATTAAAGGGCAGACTCAAAGATATGACCTTGCGTGATTATTGGTTGGGTAAGGTTCAAGTAGTCGAAGATTTTGAGATAGAGGTTGATGAGGATATGATTGCGTGCGCGGAAACATATGTGGAGTACATATATAAAAGAAAAGAAGAGCTTGATGCAAAGATGTTGATAGAAGAAAAAGTCTATATGGATGAAATATCAACAAAGTGTTTTGGAACTGCTGACACAATTTTAATTGGTAAAGATCGCATCGCTGTTATTGATTTAAAGTCAGGTAAGTGGGGTGTAGATGTTGAAAGGAATAAGCAGTTAATGATTTATGGACTGGGTGCGCTCGCGCGGTATGGGGATGAAAACACCACCATGGAGCTGACCATTGTACAACCACGCGGTTGGCATAAAGATGGCGCGATTAGAACATACGAGATTACAGCTACCAATTTAGTTGATTGGGGCTACAACGATTTGAAACAAGCAACTGATGCTTGTGACGAAGAAAACCCACGATATGTTGCGGGAGATCATTGCAGATTCTGTAATGCCAAGGCAGATTGTGATACTTATAAAACTACTCTAGGAGAGAAATATGACTGAAGAAACTAAAGAACTAACCTTTACCTTTGATGAAGATGGTAAAGAATACAAAGTAGAAGACTTGTCTGAAGAGCACAAGATTCTATATAACAAAGTAACTCTTGTTAATCAACAAAGACAAGAAGTTATTGCTAATGCTAACTTTGAAGTTGAAAAGTTAGAGATACTTGCCAAGCATTACAGCAACGCATTGAAAGATGCTGTAGAAGGCGAGGACTCTAAGGTTGAGGTGGTTGAATGAGTCTAGCCGCAATACAAAAGAAAGGTAAGGTCAAACCGCCAAGGCTCATATGCTATGGCCCAGGCGGTATTGGTAAAACATCATTTGCTGCAAGCATGGATAAATGTGTAATCGTACAATCTGAAGATGGTATCGGAAAGATTGAGTGCGATCACTTTCCAGTAGCCAAAAGCTATGAAGAGTTTATGACCAACTTGAATTCTTTGCTTACAGAAGATCACGAATTTCGTGTTGCCTGTATTGATTCATTAGACTGGTTAGAAACTTTGTTATGGGATCATGTCTGTAAAGAAAATGGTTGGGCGCAAATAGATACACCAGCATATGGTAAAGGCTATGTTGCAGCTCTTGATAAGTGG